CGTACCTGAACTTTGAAATGTCAGGCATTTATGGCGGCACAGTGTCAGGGGCCATTCCCGCCGGTGACTTTAGTGCATACCAAATGCCTGTGGATGTCAGCCAAGCGAATACCAGTTTTAGTCTGGACGGACAGTTATTCAACGCTGTTGAGTTCGAAATGGCCCAGAACAACACCATTGAGTACGACGAAGGCACAGAACTGAAGCAAATCTTCATTGATGACTGGGTAGCGGAAGGCAAAGTGATCATTGAAGCGCCCACGCTAGACACGTTCGACCCGTTCGCAGTTGCCGGTTCTAATGTATTACTGCCGTACGAATTTACTCACGGCAAGGATACCGCAAATATATTCAAGCAGGTTTCAACTGGCGTGCAAATCCTCTCAGTGGCACCAGGTGAATATAAAGGTAAAAAAATGTGGGAGCTTGGTTTGCGCGAAATACGCGGCAACGACTCAAAGCTAGTTACCCAATAAATTAGCCCGAAGGGCACTCAAAGCGGGCGTGCGGATTACGCCCTTAACCAGCCATGGAAGGCCCCATTCTAAAAAGGTAATACCATGGCTTTTCAGTTAACCAAAACCCGCGTTGTGACATGGCCTGTCATATTGGCAATGCCCGTCGATGGGGGCAAAGTTCAAGAACATACTTGTACCGCTAAGTTCGAAATTATTCCTCAGGATGATTACAACTCACTAATGAAAGACGACCTGAAATTTCTTGACCGAGTAGTGGTTGGTTTCGGGGACGACATTCAAGGTGAGGACGGCGCCCCCCTACCATTCAACAGCGAAAACAAACGTCACCTATTTGCAAGTGCTGGATTTGTACGTCTCGGTTTTATCAATGCATATCACGAAGCGTCCGCAGGTATTGCGTCAAAAAACTCGAAGGGGCCGCTCGCTTCTGGGCGTTCGGTCCGGAAATCCCGCAAGAAGAAATAGAGGAATTAACCATTCAGATGCGAGAAATGGGCGCATCTGATGTTGTTATTCAGCAGCACCTAAGCAGGTTTAAACCAGACGATACGTTTGAGGTGCTTGAGGAAACTGGCCCACAGTAGAGTGGTTTTTAGAAGTGGCAAATATGTTGATTTGGGTTGGTGACTACTGTGCTCGTCTCGATGTGATGTCAATTAAAGCCGATGCGGAACTATCGGAAAGAGAATTTAGCGCTGAGCAGTATTCGAAACTGAAAATTATGTTTGCTGAATATTGCAGTGCTATCAACAGCAAGCTATCAAAGAGAAAGTAACGCAATGAGCGATATTGTAGTAGGTATAAAACTAAAGGCTGACGGCTCAGGCTTAGTCGGCCAGCTGACTAATGCGAAAGGGAAAGTCGTAGAGTTTGGTAATGCTACTACTGTTGCAGGAAACAAAGCCAAGAAATCCAGTAGCAATATAACCGCTATGGAGGTAGCAGGCGGTAAGCTACTGAGTAAGCTTTCAGTACTCGGCCCTGCTCTAATTACAACGTTTATATCAACAACATTAATCAAAGGGCTGATTGATACCACTCGCCGTTTTGAAATTCTCAATGCGTCACTTGTGACCGCCACAGGTAGCGCAGAGAACGCAAATAAGGTCTTTCGTGAAATACAGCGAATTGCATCAACAACACCTTATTCTGTAGAAGAAATAACCACCGCTTTTATTAAGTTAACCAACCTAGGCTTAAACCCAAGCCAAGAAGCCTTGCGCAGCTACATGAATACGGCCAGTGCAATGGGCAAAAGTTTAGATCAGTTTATTGAAGCCGTAGCAGATGCCAGTGTTGCAGAATTTGAGCGCCTAAAAGAATTTGGTATTAAAGCCAAAAACCAAGGTGACACCATCGCGTTTACCTTTCGCGGGGTGAAAACCGAAGTCGAAAATAATGCTCAAGCAATTGAAGGCTTTTTACAAAGTTTAGGTGAAACACAATTTGGCGGCGCGATGGCACGTCAAGCCGCCACGCTTGACGGAGCAATTAGCAATCTTGGTGATAGCTGGGACGGCTTGAAATTCACCATTGCTGAGGCTGGTGTTAGTGAGCTGATGCAAGAGGGTGTGCGCGGCGTTGCCGGTGCAATTGATGAGTTAACAAATATCATCGCCAGCGGTCAACTTGGCGGGTATCTAGATGCGCTTGCTGGGCAGTGGGAAGGCTGGGCTGATGATGTAACAACCGCTATTGATACAGTTGCTACTCACATACCACCTGAATTAGAAAGCTTGTTCACGTTAATGGGTGAATACGACAACGCTTATAAAAACTTGTTGCTCAATTCGCTTAAGCAATATCCTGCCAACGTGCGCGCGATGATTAAAGTACTGACCGTTGAACTAGCCAGTGCAATTGATGTGGGCAGCGCTCATGCGGTTGCTTTCGGGCAGGTTATCGGTACGCAGTTAGCCTACTTACCTGATGTCGCAAAAATCTACTTAAAGTCTTTTGCTAACGTTATCAGTGCAGAATTAACCGCTGTAGTTAACGAACTTGGTATTTACGGTGAGGAAATACTAGATCTTATCAACCCGTTTGATGGTGATTCATTCGATGTGAGTGCCGCCCTATCTCAAGCGGATGCCGTGGCTAAAGGCGTAACTAACGCTTATGCACAGGAGCGCGACAATCAGCTGGCTGTAGCTCGCCAAACACGAGATTCATTAGTAAAAGGGTATCTCGACTCTGCTAACCAACAAGTCGATATTTCGCGCAATGCGCGTGAATCAACCCTACAAGATATTTTTGATGAGCGCCAAGCGTCACTAAGTAGTTTTACAGCGCAAATAGCTGCTGCCACGGCATTGGGTGAAGCACGTAAAAAATCAGCAGCCAATGATGAGTCATTTGACCTAGGGCAGTTCGGTGTAAATAAAGACACTGAAAGCACTGGCGAGACCGGCGCCCCTGTTTCTGACAATGAATTAGAAAAGCTACGCGAAAGCTTGATGTCTCAAGAAGAGTTAATTGCAACTCATCTTGAACAAAAGCATGCAATGTTAGCCGGCGCTTATGCTCAGGGTAAATTGCAGGAAGACGAATTCATCCAGCTCAGCTTATCTGCGAATCAGAAATATTTTACTGATCTGCAGGCTTACAACAACGCCCGCATGAACATCATGCTAACCAGCAGCCAGCAAATATTTAGCGGCTTGGCGGGGTTAGCGAAAACATTTGGCGGCGAACAAAGTACTGCATACAAAGCTATGTATGCAGTACAAAAGGGGTTTGCAATTGCTCAAGGCATATTAAACCTTACAACGGCTATCAGTAACGCCAGTGCATTGCCGTTCCCTGCGAACATTCCCGCGATGGCTCAAGCTGCAGCGACAGGTGCCAGCTTAGTATCCACGCTTAAGGGGGCTCAATACCAAGGCCAAGCTCACGACGGCTTAGCCCGTGTACCTAATTCAAATGAAGGCACATACCTATTACGCAAAGACGAAATGGTATTGAACCCCAAGCAGCGCGAAAACTTCGAGCAAGTCGTTGAGAACACCAGTGGTGGCGCTAGTGCAGCGGGTAACGTTTATAACTTTAATCCTCAGATTAATATCGACGCGACAAACGCTACGCCAGGCATGGAAGACAAAATTAACCAACAAGTGAATAACGCCCTGAAGGAATTCGATGGTGAGTTGCGCCGGGATTTCTCGAATAACGGTATGCGTGCACAAATGCTAAGCGGAAGGGCTGCATAGATGGAAGTACTCGATTTTCCAGATTTTGGCGGTGAGTTTTTCCCGTCTAACTGTGATGCCAATATTATGTCCAACTCATCAATGGATATCAGCAGTATCAACAATTCTCAGCAAGTGAGTGAAAACCCCGGCGAAGGCTGGGAGGTGACATACAAATTTGGTGTGCTTTACCCTGATGATGCCAGAGCTGTAAAAAGTCTCTTGCAAAAATTACGCGGCCATAAAAATGCCGTGACTCTGATAGACACAACGTATAGCCATTTAATGGATTGGCCAACGTCATTACGAACCGACGGCATAGGCCAGTACGGGCTAGCGCTGAATGTAAAAAATTGCCCTACAAATAGTTTAATAGCTAAACGCCAAATGCGTTTCAAACTCGGTGAGCAAGTACACGAGCTAACAGACGATGCGTATTCAAACGCATCAGGAAAGTGCACGTTGCAACTGGCCAACGAAATCAGAAACCCTGTCCCTGACAATCAAACCATCATCACTGATTTAAACCAGCTACGTATTACGTGCCGCTGGGCTGACCCAAAGCAAATTCGTCAGTTCAAAGGTGTTGGGCGCCTATACCGCAGCATAACTTTAGACTTTGTAGAAAAACGATGATTGAACGTGAAATATCCTTAGCAGCGATCAATGCGCTGCAGCAAGCCGAAACAGCAGTCATTCTGTTTGTTGATTTAGACTCGCCAGATGGTCGCGTGCGTGCGCACACCGGTCTAGGTGATCGTGAATTTCTTGGTGAAAATTACGTGGGCGTTGGCGAGTTCGGCGGTGTAAGCGAAGTGCAAGAAGCATCTGACAGTAGCCCCAACCAAGTGCGTTTGACGCTAAAAGTGCTTGACGGCGGCTTAGTTGCGCTAGTGATGAATAAAGCGATGGAGGGGCGAGAAGTGGCCGTTCACATGGCGATATTAGATGACAATCGCGTAATAGAACATGAAGTGCCGTACGTGTATGACGGTAACGTTGCCAAATTTACTGTTCAGCGCGGAGACATCGAAAAAGATATTCCTTATGTATTAGAGATTACCTGCAGCGACTGGTTAGAGCGCTGGTCTCAGCCCCCGCAAAATGCCAGAACCACCGATTCAGCGCAGCAGCACTTACACCCGGGAGACCGTATTTTCGATTTAACAGAAATCATCAGCGCTGCCCCGTTATCCGCACTACCGACAAAAACCATTAACAACTACACACCACGGGGACGTGGGGGATACCTGCGATGAAACCAGAAGAAGAAAAAGCACTCATCGACTTTTTACATGCCTGGCAAGGACTGCCTTTCGTCTGGGGCAAGAACGATTGCTGCTTGTTTGCATGCAATTCCGTTCTTGCCGTAAAGGGAGTTGATCCAGGTTGGCAGTATCGTGACTTATACACCACAGAGCTTGGCGCGTTAAAAGCGCTCAAAAAGATTGGCGGCGGTGATATTAAAACGGCATTTACACAGGTTTTTGGAGCGATTAAACCCCGTTTAAACGCTGAAAATGGCGACTTGGTTTTAATTGATACTGAATTGGGTGATGCCGTGGGCGTAGTACAAAGTTGCAAAGTGTGGGCTGTATCGCCAGCCGGCTTAGTTTCATTGCCGATTTCTCAGGCAAAGGGCTGCTGGAAACTAACAAACATGAGAGAGGACATTT